CACACCTTCAGCGGTGGGCACCGTGTACGGCAAGCAAGACACTTCGGGTGGGTACCAAGCGTTTGGCTATCTGGCGCTGAACGGTGTTACTTCGGGCACGTTCAACACTGCTGTTGGCCAGCAATCAATGCAAAACCTAACCACGGCCAGCGGTAACACCGCTATTGGGCATCAAGCAGCGTTTAACGGTAACGGTAGCTCGAACACCGCCGTTGGTTACCAAGTGCTGTGGTCCAGCACCTCTGCTCCGCAGAACACCGCTGGCGGCTACGCGTCGATGTTCACAGCCACCACTGCCGGATACAACACAGCATGGGGTTTCCAATCGTTGTACTCCATCACGGAAGGCAACAGCAACGTCGCCATTGGGTACGACGCAATGTACACGGGCACCACAGCATCCAACAACACGGCAATCGGCCGTGCGTCAATGCGTGCGGTCACAACGGGTGCGGGCAACATTGCCGTTGGGGGTTTAACCAGTGGGTCGGCTATCTCGCCGGTCTTTGCCATCACCAACCAGAACGATCGCATCAGCATGGGCACCACTGCGGTGACCAACGCCTATGTGCAAGTTGCGTGGACTGTTGTCTCTGACGCACGGGACAAAACAGACTTTGCTCCGGTCCCGCACGGCTTGGCTTTCGTGCTTGGTCTCAAGCCCACAGCCTACCGCTACAAGATCGACCGTGAAGCAACCGAAGGCCACGGCCCGCTGCGTTACGGTTTCAAGGCACAGGAAGTATTGGCGCTGGAAGGCGACACCCCTGTTATTGTCGATGCCGAAGACGACGAGAAGTTGCGCTTCAACGACCAGTCACTCATCCCCGTGCTGGTTCAAGCCATCCAAGAACTTAAAGCCGAGTTCGACGCGTACAAGCTTTCCCACCCATAAGGAGTAGCCATGAGAATACTTGCCATCCTCTGCGCCCTGTCTTTGACAGGCTGCGCCACCGCCGAGTACCAAGCATACGCTGACGCGCACAAGGCCCAAGCAGCGGCCCAGACAGCCCGGTATCAGGCTCTTGCTGACATCGCTCGGCAAGGTGACACCACGGCCAAAGTTGCTGCTGTCATGTCTTTGCAGATGGGCAGCGCCCAACAGAACACGCAGATCAATGCACCCAAGAGCTGGGCTGACTACGCCCTGCAGTGGACGGGCCTGTTGCTGCCAACCTTTGGGCAAATCTACAGCGTCAACAAGCAGACCCGCTTGGGTATGCGCCAGTCCGATAACGCCACGGCTCTGGGCATCAGCACCAACGCAGCGTTTGTTGGCATCGCCTCGCAGATTCAAGCGCCAGCGGCCAACGTGACAACCATCGGCGGCAATGGTGTAATTGGCGCAGGTTCGTACAGCATAGGAGCAAACAGTGGGTCAAACTCTGGCAACAGTGGTCGCCTTGCTGGTGGCGGCATTACTGACAATACGGCTACTCCAACTGTGGTGACCAGCACCAACACCACAACGACCAACACAACCACACCCGCCACGGTGCCATGAAAGACTGGGCCGTAGCATTCTGTGCAGCGGCCCTTCTTGTTGGGCTGGCGGTGTGGTGCTCCCGCGTTTTAATCTGGAGTTTTTATGGATGAACAAAATTTAAAGCACGAGTTGGCCGTGATCAAAGCTCAGGCGCAGGTTGAGTTGAACAGGCTGCACGCCGAGAACTCAGCCAAGGAAGTCGCGGGCAAGGCTATCGGTGAGGGGGGGCTGTTCTACATCACCCTGATCATCACCATCGGGGTGGGCGCTTCCATTGTGCTGGACAACGACAAGATTGCTGCGGTGATGGGCTTGTTGGGCGCTGCTCTCACGGCTTTGATCTCCATGCTCAACGGCATAGCGGGCACAGCACCCAAGCAGGAAAAGCCCGAGTTTGAGGTCATCAAGAACCTGATCGACAAGCTGGATCGTCTGGACCGCAAAGAGCCTCCGATGCGGGTTACTGTGGAAGGCGACAAGGTAACGGTTGCCAAGGGCGACGACTCAATCACCACATCCAAAGGAGCTTGATATGTTTCCATTGACAGCACTGCTTGAGGTGGGCGGCAAGCTCATCGACAAACTTATTCCCGATCCCGAGGCCAAGGCTAAGGCGCAGCTTGATCTGGCCAAGATGGCGCAAGACGGTGAGCTGGCCAAGATGGCCAACGACACCAAGCTGTTCGAGATTGAGCAGACATCCATCACCGAGCGCTGGCGTTCCGACATGGGTAGCGACTCGTGGCTGTCCAAGAACATCCGGCCCATGGCGCTGATTGCCATCTTCGTGGCCTATTTCGTGTTCACCATGATGTCTGCCTACGGGTACAACGCACAGGAGTCCTACGTGCAACTGTTGGGCCAGTGGGGGCAGATCATTTTCTTGGCCTACTTCGGTGGCCGGACAGTTGAGAAACTTGCAGACATGCGGGGTAAAAAATGAAAGACAACTTTGACGCAGCACTCAAAGCCATCCTCCACCACGAAGGCGGGTTTGTGAACCACCCCGCAGACCCGGGCGGCATGACCAACCTTGGCGTGACCAAGAAGGTCTGGGAGGAGTGGGTCGGCCACGAGGTTGACGAAAAGGCCATGCGCGCCCTGACACCCGAGTTGGTCGGCCCGATGTACAAGGCCAAGTACTGGGACAAGATCAAGGGCGACGACCTGCCTGCGGGTGTGGACTACGCCGTCTTTGATGCTGCCGTGAACAGTGGCCCGGGCCGCGCGGCCAAGTGGCTGCAGTCGTGTGTCGGCGTCGAGCCTGATGGCGGTATTGGCCCCAAGACGCTGGCCGCTGTGGACGGGTTTGATGCGGCGGTGCTGGTCGAAGACTACGCCAAGCGCCGCCTGTCGTTCTTGATGGACTTGCAACACTGGGGTACATTTGGCAAAGGCTGGAGCCGCCGTGTGGCGGAAGTCCAAGACACAGCCTCATCCATGACCGCATGAGGTAAACAATGCCGCTTCAGAAGATACTGTTCAAGCCGGGGGTCAACCGGGAAAACACCCGTTACACCACCGAAGGCGGGTGGTACGAGTGCGACAAAATCCGGTTCCGTCAGGGTAATCCCGAGAAAATTGGCGGCTGGACGCGTTTCAGCGCGTTCACGTATCTGGGCGTTTGCCGGTCGTTGTGGAACTGGATCACCCTTGGCGGGGCCAACCTGTTGGGCGTGGGCACCAACTTGAAGTTCTACATCAATTTGGGTGGGCAGTACTACGACATCACGCCGCTGCGAGGCTCGCCCACCATCAACAACAACCCGTTTGTGGCCACACTGGGCTCCAGCGTCATCACAGTCACGGATACCGCGCACGGCTGCCTCACCGGGGACTTCGTGACCTTCAGCGGTGCTGTGGGCCTTGGCGGCAACATCACGGCGGGCGTGCTGAACGCAGAGCACCAAGTCACCGTAGTGGATGCCAACACCTACACCATCACCGTCTCGGCCACGGCCAACGCCACAGACGTGTCGGGCTCTCCCGGCGGCGGCGCGGCCGTTGTTGCGGCGTACCAGCTCAACACAGGCCCCGAGTACGAAGTGCCGCTGGTTGGGTGGGGCGCAGGCGGGTGGGGCACAGGCGGGTGGGGCACTGGCACGTCGGACCCGATCCCGTTGCAGTTGTGGAGCCAGTTCAATTTTGGCGAGGATTTGATCTTCGGGCCGCGCGGCGGCGGCGTTTACTACTGGGACGCATCGGCGGGGGTTACTGTCCGGGGAGTCAACCTGACGGTGTCAGGAGACGCAGACACGCCACTGTTTCAGAACCACCTTTTGGTGTCGGACGCTTCTCGTTTTGTGATCGTCTTTGGCACCAACGACTACGGCGCGTCAACGATTGACCCCATGCTGATCCGTTGGTCGGAGCAGGAGGACCCTTTTACGTGGACCCCCGCCATTACCAACCAAGCGGGCAGCGTACGTCTGTCGCACGGTTCGAAGATCGTCACGGCCATCCAGACCCGGCAGGAGATTGTCACGTTCACCGATCAGGCGCTGTACTCCCTCCAATACCTTGGGCCACCCTTTGTGTGGGGCACGCAGTTGCTCGGAGACAACATTTCAATCATGGGCCCCAGCGCCGTGGCGCTGGCTTCCGGCGTGGTGTACTGGATGGGTGTGGACAAGTTCTACATGTACGATGGCCGGGTGCAGACGCTCAACTGCGACTTGCGCCGCTACGTGTTTGAGGACTTCAACCAAGACCAAGCCGCGCAGGTGTTTTCGGGCACCAATGAGGGTTTTAACGAGGTCTGGTGGTTCTACTGCTCCGCAGGGTCCACCGTGGTGGACAAGTACGTCATCTACAACTACCTCGAAAAAATCTGGTACTACGGCACGCTGGGGCGCACCGCATGGCTGGACACGGGCCTGCAGCCATACCCGATTGCTGCGACGTACATCAACAACATTGTCAACCACGAGAGTGGGGTTGATGATAGCTCCACAGCTACACCTGCACCAATTGCGGCCAACATCTCGTCCTCCGAGTTTGACATTGGGGACGGCCACAATTTTGGGTTTGTCTGGCGGGTGCTCCCGGACTTGACGTTTGGCGGGTCCGCAGCTTCCCCCACGCCGCAGGTCACGATGACGCTGCAGGGGCTCACAAACTCGGGCTCGGGGGTCACAGCGTCTGCTGGCCAGAACGTAATCAAGGGCAGCACCTACGTGATCACAGAGGAGTTCACCGGGCAGATTTACACCCGCGTGCGTGGACGCCAGATGATCTTCAAGATCGACTCAAACCAAGTGGGCACGACGTGGCAGCTTGGTGCACCCCGGATTGATATTCGGGCTGACGGGAGACGTTGACAATGGCCCAACTGAACACGACCCCGCCCAACCTGCCGCTGGCACCCGAGGAATACAATCGTCAATACATGGACAGGCTGGCCAATGTGCTGCGCCTGTTCTTCAACCAGCTTACTTCCCCGGGCCCGATGGCCGGGTCTACCCAAC